ATTTTCCTGTATTAAGGTTTTAGTTTTAACAGCAGTATAATGATATGTGTGATGATCTCTAGATTCACCTTCTGGTATCATATATACTATTGTTTTCTTTTTATTACTTTTGCTTGCCATTTTAAATGGAGAGGACTTTTGTGTCCTCTCCCCTATATTTATAAACCAGATTAGCCAATTTTAATCTTTTGTGGTTTAAGAGCGTCAGGAACGTTTCTGAATAGTTCTACTTTAAGTAGACCGTCCTCTAGTTTTGCACTCTTAACCTCCACATACTCAGCAAGTTTAAAACTTCTTACAAAGTTTCTCTCTGCGATACCTTTATGTAAAAACTCGATATCATCCTCTGCTCCGGACTCATCAGGTTTTATAGTACCAGTAATAAGTAAGTTACCATCTTCCAGTTCTATGTCTATTTCGGACTTTTTAAATCCTGCAATAGCCAATGTAATGGAATACAGATCATCACCGTCTTTACTGATGTTGTATGGTGGATAGCCTTGTGAATTTGCTGAAGAATTCATTTGAGTTTCGAACTCATTGAATAGTCTGTCAAATCCGACTGTGGCTCTATATAGTGGGTTTAGTGTATCAGAAGTGATACGAAATTGTTTGCTTACCATGATATTATCTCCTTTAAAAAGCAAGTTAATTTATTTTACTAGTTCTTTTTAAACCCTTACGGCGAATAAAAAGATCGCGGGTTAGAGGAGCATTCGTTAGTGTGTGTCCTGTTCCTCTATCCTACTTGGTATACTTCTTGGTTACTTTGAATGTTGCCATTCTCAGTCCTTTGTTGGATACCCCAACAAATAAGTAATGCTTTGTTAGTAAACTATCTAAGCGGTGTTACTCATTCTAATCTTGGATGAAAAAATCCGTGCTCTTTTGAAGACCTATATTGCAAAGCCCGAGCACTTTTGAAGATTTAATCTTCCTATGTAGTATTACCATTCGGTTTGTTTCACTTACGATTCACTTACCTTGTGTATTACTACAGTAATTTGGATTTACAGTAGACTTTAGTTTCTTACGATTCTATTGCCCTTGCATTTCCTTATTACAATTTTATTTATCATTTATATAATATATATAGTGTTAAAATGGTAAATTTCAAGTACTTTATGCAGATTTTCCTAAAAAATCCTCATTTAATGTTGTTTTTATAGCATGACATACTTTACAAAGTGTTTTATGATTATTTGGATCATTGTTAAAATGGTTTCCATCTATATGATCAACATCTAATAAAGTTCTAACAAGTCTGTTTACCACAATAGGATCTTTAACCTTTTTAACAGTAGGGTGCTGTAATGGATCAAATCCACATTCCTCACAACAATCTCCTCTACTGAAACTATGCTCTTTAGTTCCTTTTGCCAGTCCACCATACTCAACTAAATCTTTTTGGTGCTGTCTGCAATACTTGTCATGTCCAGGACCTTCAAATAGTGTTAAAATTTTATCGCAACCCTCAACACTACATCTAGTTTTCCTAGCCTTAAGTAATAGTTTACCTGTTTTAGGTTTGTCTATATTTGCGTTTCTGAAGCTCATGACAATTCCTCTTCAGTAAATCTATAATTCATGTTGCCACCAAATTTTGGTACAGCATATTTAAATCCTGCTAGTACAACTGCCTGACATAACCAAGTAGGTGCTACAAGTGTTTGGTTACATCTCTGAGATATTGTATCTGCATTTCCTTGTCTTGCTCTCCAAGATGTGTATGCATCACTTACTTTTTTGTGCTTACTACTTTTACTTTGCTGTCTGTGTTTCCAAGTATTGTAAGTAACTTTGTCTAATACATCAACAAATTGCTGTATATAGTCCTCATTGACTTCAATGCCTTGCTCTTCACAAGCTCTAAATATATGTGACATGTTATCTATTTCCAAAGGCTCTACAGACAAGTCTGGATTGCTTAGAGCATGGTATTTAAATACATTGCATAATGTACTTACACTAAACTTATCAATTCTTTTAGGAAATATTTCTGAAGGACGTGATATTGCACCTGCCATTTGATTATCTCCAAACTTTTCATGTGTAAAGAACATATCGTTTTCTTCTAAACCAGTCTGTATGGCTTCCATTCTTTCATGCCATGGATTTTTACTACCATTATGCCTTACAGCATATACATACTGATCATAATGATCAATTTTGTCTAACTCTTTACTCATGCTACCGTCATTAAATCCAATAAATCTGTCTCTAATTTTCGCAACATCTTTTCCTGGGTATATTGCTGTAGGCATTTTAAATTTTTGTGCGTCTTCAATGGTAAGACCAAATCCGTATCTAGCAACTATTAATAATAAGAGAGCAGTATGTTGACCATCCCATACAATTAATTGCTCTTCTCCATCAACATTATCTTTATAAGTTCTTATTGGATTAACAAAGAATGGGTCAAACTTTCCAAACAACTCACACAACCATTGTGCATCTGGTTCTCTTTGTATTGTTGCATTTATAACTAAAGTATCAGGAGCAACTGTTCTACCTTCATCTCCTAATCCTACCATGTCTTTCATCATGGCTTTAAATGTTTTATATTGAGGATATCTGGTTTTAAATTCATCACCATATGCTTCAAATACTTCTGCAATATCAGGATCTTCATCAATAATTGCTTGGTACCTTTCCCATAAGGTTAAAAAGATATCTTTATCTGATTGGAACCTAGAGTTCCTTTTTGTGGCGTGACTTACGCCTATTTGTTCATTGCTCATAAGTTTCTCCTATAATGTATATGAGTTCTTATTCCTTTCTTTAGTAATTTGATCCTGGCCTTCTGGTCCTTTGATCTTTTTCCTATTTAAAAATTTATAAGTTACCTATAGTATATATTATTCTATGCTTATGTCAAGTACCTTTTTGCAATCTTTTATTCTCAAACCAAACTCTTACAAAAGTTTTTCTTATTATTGCTACTGTGGTGAAAACTATATTTTGAAGTATAACTAATTGTACATTCTGTTCGTATGATACTGTTACTATACCGATCCAGTCTGCAAATGCAATAATACCAAAACCTATTGGTACATTCATTACAAATGCTAAAGCCGTATCACTAACAGATTCTTTAAATGCCTGTCTTTTACTTGCTTTAGCCATGTACAAATTCTCCTTCCATCATATTATTTAAATTTAATTTAGAATATGGTTTTCCATCAAATGCTAATTTAAATAATGCATAATCTTCTTTGTCTTCAAAGACTGCATCTACACATAATGTTAATTTGTATGCAATATCTTCAAAACTTTTTTCAAAACTAACAGTACCTTTAGATGTTTCTGCCCACTTCCAATAAGAGTTTAGAGTATTTTGAACTGCGTTATCATAAATGTAATCATAATCGCCATCATCTTTTATAGTGGCTTCAATTATTCTAATTTTCATTTTTTCTTTTAAAGAACATAAAGATCCCATATACACTTATAATAAACCAAAAGAATTCTATAACTAAACTTGCTAGGTTAGGTGTGTAAACTAAACTTACCGTGACAAGTATTGCTACAATAAGATTATTAAAACTGTACCAAAATCCTTTGGGGTCTATTTTGTCTAATTGTAACATAGCATATGTCACTATTAGTAATGCTACTCCTGAAAAGCCGATTAAGTCTGGTATTGTTATCATATTTTCTCCTTTAAGACTGGTCGTTTACTGTAATCTAATTCACCTGCCTGTGTTTCGTGTGGTATATAATCAGCATTTTTTATAATTCTTTTAAGTTCTTTGTCTAACTTAGTTCCATCGTTCATTAGTTCATTACTGTAAGGTACTTCTACTGTAATAGTTGCTCTAATTATTTTCATTTTTATCCTTTTTCTTTTTGCCCCAAATTAAGTCCCAATTATCTGCATACTTGTCCTGATCAGTAGGCTTTTGTACTGAGCCTTTTCCGCCATGCCATTGGCCTTTACTCTTTTCTGTCTTGTTTTCTTCGCTCATCTGCTTTTACCAAAATCTTATTACAATGTGGGCACTCAAGATCTAAATCTAACAGCCTGGTTATTGCCTCATGTTTTAAAAAATCTACTTCTTCTTTTTCCATACTGTTCCACATCTCTGTCGGCACAGGGTAACCAACATGTTTATTAGACACTTTCACTTTTGTTTCTTATAAACAATAATTCTTTCTGCCAATTTTCCTTATTTGTTTGTTCTTGTCCACTTCCAGTTTGTGCTATTATAACACGTCCGCCATCCATGTCAATACGAATGCTATCTGTGTTTATTACTTCACCATGTCTTCCAATAAAAACACCTGTCATTTTTCCTTTTGTGTCTTCAGGATGTAGTCCTTTTATTAGTTCTATTAGTTCTTCTTTATTCATCTAAATAATATATTTGAGTATACTTTCTTGTATGCGGTATTTTCTCATAAGTTACATAATCGTAGTCGCAATTACTACACCATTTTTCTATCGGGTGGTCGCAAGTAGGGAATATAAAACTATTAGGCACATGTAAATTTAAATTTAAAAAGTGCTGTCGTAGATCTTCTTGGTCTTTATTAGACATCTATGCTAACTTCTCTACTTCAATATTTACAGGCATATCATAATAGTCTTTAACCTCTTTTTCTTTTAATTCTAGAAAAGATAACCAAATAAAACAGATTATTATAATTATTGCTAATAAATTTTCTTTTAAAAAATTAATCACAAATCTACTCTGCTCCATGGATTGTTCTCTCTATGCTCTATTAAATCTTGTATGCTGTATATACCCATTTCTTTGTATACATGCGGTGCAACTTTATATGGACTTTTACCCATTGCTTTATAATAAGACTGCATATCAGCAATATAATTTTTAAGATCTATATAGTCTGATGCCATTGGTTTTATTACTTTTGCCATTAACCTCTCCTCATTCTTGCAATGTCTTTTGCTTGGTCTGTGCCTTTCATTACAGGTACTGCGTTACTTTTGTGCATAGTAGCAATGCCCTGTATAAGATCTCCTGTGTACTTCATAGGCTCCTTCTTAGTGCCCTGTCCCATACTTTCACTATTAAATGTACCTGCCTTCATTTGTTCTTCCATAAGACTAGGATACTTCTCTCTGTGTTCATCATCTTGTACTGCTCGCCAGTTACGTTGTTCACGTAATGGTTTAAATGTTCTGTAGTCACGAGGGTCAGGCATACTGACTTTACCATAACAATAATCCATATACTCCTGTAGAGTATCGTACCTTAAATGATGCATATGATTCTGCTTCATACGTTTGTTATGCTGACGCCATCTAAGTTCCAGCTCTTTTAGTTTACCTTTTGTAATCTTGGCTTTATACTTTTTGGTATTGATCGTAGAAAACCTGTTATCTAAATGCATAGTCATACATCTATTATAACAGGTTGTGTTAGTTTGTCAACTATTTAATATTTAATTTAAATACTGATGCAGTAAGTTCGCCGAATGGCTTTGCTATAAAGGCCAATGCTCCAATCATAAAGATTGTGCCTATTGTTTCTTTGTCTAAAGTTAATGCTGTTAATATTCCTGCTATTGCATACACAATTAATGATATGATTGCAAAAACGCCTATTCCTAATAAAAAATGTTTCATATTTTATTCCTATAATGTGTAAGATTTATTTCTTACTCTCTTATAATAGCATATCTTGTATTATTGTCAAGTAAAAAAACACTAGATCTTGTGTTTTATGCAAAATCTATTAGCATTTTCCTTATTTCTAATGCATGTTGTTCTTCCATACCAATCTGTCCTCTGGCATATTCTTCCAACATAATACTAGCATCTTGTACTTCTACTAATAATTCTTTGTACTTTTCTACAGCCGCCATTTCGTGGTCTAAACTTTCTTGTAGAATTTGTTGTACACTATGATTGTGATTTTCTTCTATCTCAGATATTTTTTGACTTGGGTGTCCATTAAAACCTGTAATATACTCGCCTGCCTGCAAGGCATGTTGTAAACTTTCTGTTGCTTGTTCCTGTAGGAATGCTACAATAGGAATTCTGTTAGGTCCTGTTATCATTAAGGAACTGTGAGCATAACGTACAACTCCTGCCATTTCTAATTCAACTATTTCATTTAATATATCGCAAACACGTTGTTCACTTAATACTCGCATTTCCATTTATTCTCCGTCGTAGTATTCTAAACGTTCTATATCTTCTTCGTTAGTTTCTTCACCATACTGTATCTCTACAATATGACATGGCTCTTGACTACTATTAACTATTTGGTGCCAATCACCTACTTTTATGTGTATAACTTCGTCTGTTTTTAAATTTATTACATCATATTCTTCTGGTTTGTTTGTGTCTCTGCCATGTTTAACTACGCATTCACCTTTGCTTACAAACCATATTTCACTACGTTTAAAATGTCTTTGATAACTGATGCCTTTACCAGACTCAATTACTAACTCTTTAACTCTTACTGCTGAGTCTTGGAATAAGTCACTAAACTCTCCCCACACTCTGCGTTCTGTTGGATACTTCCATTCCTTTAATATCCAACTGCTACTGTTGGCTTTGTTATCGCCTCCAACACTAAATTTAAAAGTGTAACCTTCTACTGACATTTCGGGTATGTTATCTTTTCCTCTATCACCTCCGTTACAGAATACATAATCATGATCGTGTCCGAATGCTTCACGGACTTGAATAAGTCCTTTGGTTACACTTCCATCGTCATCGTCAACAGCATACACATTGTCTACCATGTCCATGCGTTGTATGATAATTGCCCTCTCTTCAAATGGCATAAAGGGCCTGCCTTTCTTTCTTGTAAGCCATTCATCACTATTAACCAGCACTACTAATTTGTCTCCAAATGTAGCCGCTTGTTCTAATAAATTTATATGACCTGAATGTAATGGATCAAAACCTCCACTTACTACAGAAATTTTCATGGTTTTCTTCCTCTGAGCTTACTAATTTTTTCTCTTCCCATGTACTCTTTTCTTCTTTGACGTTTACCTTTAAGATGTTTTTGTCCAGTAATAGGTGTTGGCATCCATTCGCCTTTCATTATCATAATATCTAGTTCTTTATTATGACGTTTTACTGCTTGGTCTTTTTTACGTTTGCGTTTTGCACTTGGTTTTTCGTAATATTCTCTTTTAGAAAGTTCCTTTTGAAATTCCATTTTTTCAAGAACTTTTTTAAGTTTTCTGATGGCAATGTTTACATTACCATTTACAACTGCAATAGAACGACCTTTGTCTTGTATTTGATTTTTTTCAGGACGTTTGCCCTTCCAATTTTTGTTAAAGTTTTGTTTGTGTTTATTCATCTATTTGTCTGTATACCTTATAGTTAGCATCTATTTCTTCTTTACCATCAAAAACTAGGACAGGATGCTTTTCACTGCTTGATGGGTAACTATTAAATTTAACAGTTTTAACACCGTTCTCTTTTAATTCTTTTATTCTAAACATAACATTTATAATACTATTCTCTACTATACTTTTTAATGACCTTGCTCCTGTAGAAGACTTAATAGCCATCTCAGCCACATTGTCATAATATTCGTCAGCAAATTCTAGTGCTATATCATCAACCTCCATTAATGCCGATACTTGAAGTATAACACTATTTTTAATGTTTGTCAATATGTTCCTGTATTGTGCTTTATCTAAATTATCTAGTATTCCAAATACTGGTAGTCTACCAACTAACTCTGGAATAAGACCAAAATCAACTATGTCTTGTTCTGTTAATTTGCTTAACAGCTCTTTCCTATCATCTGATCCTACAATTTTACTACCAAATCCTATTGTGCTAGATTTTCTTAACCGTTTTTCAATAATTTTTTCTATGCCTACAAATGCTCCACCAACAATAAACAACACATTAGACGTATCAAATTCTGCATAGTCATCGGAAATCTTTTTACCAGAGTTTACTTTAATTTTTGCTATGGTACCTTCTACTAATCTTAAGAGTGCTTGTTGCACACCTTCACCACTTACATCTCTAGTACCCGTATTGCTCTGACTACGTCTAGCCTTTTTGTCTATCTCATCAATAAAAACTATTCCACGTTGAGCTAGTTCTATATCAAAGTTTGCCAAGTTTATTAGACGCTCTAAAACACTCTCTACATCTTCACCTACATATCCTGCTTCAGTTAATGTTGTGGCATCTGCAATAGCAAATGGGACACCTAACTTTTCTGCTAATGTTTTAACCAATAAAGTTTTTCCTGTACCAGTAGATCCTATAATAAGTATATTAGATTTCTCTATTTTATTATCTTTTATTTTATTACTGATTCTTTTATAATGATTGTATGAGCTAACACTAAGAATTTCTTTTGCTGATTCTTGTCCAATAACATATTCATCTAAATAATCTTTTATGTCTTGTGGTTTAGGAATGTCTTCGAATGCAAAGTCAAAAAGATCTAATTTATCTTCATTTTTAACAATATTATAACTTAATGAAATACATTCGTTGCAAATGTAGGCATCAGGTCCTGCTATAAGTTTTTCTACTTCTTCTCTTTTCTTCCCACAAAAGTTACAATTTAATTGGTTATTATTTTCTGTCATTTTTTGCCAATGTATCTTTTGTTAGTAGGATTTTTATCTATGTCACTTTTTGGTAATGGCATAGCCCAGAAACCAATTTTTTTCTTTACGTCTTCTTCTGAACTTTTAATTAGCATATCATATATTTGTTCTTCTGTTAAGTCTTCTTTATTAAGTTCACTGTTTGCCATTAATCTTGCCGCTTCTTTTAAATCACCGGATGCGGCCTTTTCAACTTGTACAGGTACTTCTTTTTGTACTTCTATAACCTTCTCAACCTCTACAATTTTTTCTACTTCTTTAGGTTGTTTTTGTATTTCTTTTTCTAAATTTTTAATTGTGTTCTTAAGACTATTATTTATTCTACTAAGCTCATCTACCTTTGAATTATCAGTCCTAACAACTAATCTTTCTGGTCCTGGGACTTCGACGATTCTTTCTGGTCCTGGGACTTCCTTTTCGACAATTCGTTCAACCTCCTTGATGACCTCAACCTCCTTTGCGACTTCAACCTCAATGATCTTTTCAACTGGCACCTCCCTTTCAACTACCACTTCATTAATTACTTCAACCGGAACTTCTACTATCTTCTCGACTTCTTTTTCTATTATAACTTCTTTAGGTTTATCGTCAAGAGCTTTTAATGTTTTTTTGTATTTTGTTTCCAATAACGACAAGGCCTTTTTTAATTTTTCCGTTCTTTTTTTTTCGGCGGCACTTTCGGCCATTGCCTTTGCGGCATCTTCTGCCGCACTAGGAAGGTCTGGCATATTGTCGCCATATATTTCTCTGGATTGTTCTTCAAAGTCACTGTCGTAATAATCATCTGGATCGTCGTCAGGTGATTTAGGACCAGTACTTTCTAAATTTATGCCATATCTTAATAATGTTTGGTTAGCCGCAATCAATAACATAATTGCTAAAGGGTCAAATACAAAAACAAATAGCAATATAAATATCCTAACTGCTTTATCCATAACAGTTTGGTCTGATGCTCCGTATAGGAGTTCTGCTACATACTTAATTGGTCCTATTTCTCTTTCTAAGTCTCTTACTTTACTTTCTGCTTCAAATTTACTGTCTTTAAGTACTGCGATATTATCGTATATGGCGTCGATATCTGTGTTAAAAGCATTTATCTTTTCTATGTTCTGATCTTGCTGATTCGAACTAGTATTTCTTAGCCTGTTTATTTCTGCATTAGCACCGTTTATTGTATCTTGTGCTTGTAGTCGGTATGCATCTATATTTGCTTGTTGCTTGTCTATATCTGTTTTGATATCTGCACGTTGCTGTTCTTGTTGGTTATATAAGTCGTTTGCCTGTGCAACATAGTCTATCTTTTCTGTGGTATCTCCCTGGAATATACCACCCTCATCTGTTACAACAACTTCTACACCTTTGTTTCTTAAATCGTTTACTGCTTTATCTAATACTGCTAGTTGATCTCTGAGCCTGTCTATTTGTCCTTGTGCATAATCTATGTCACCTTGTACTCTTTGCCATGCACCATCTCTGATAGTTTCCTGTTGTTCAATACTTTCACTTACATCAACACTACCACCTACACTTATTATCCTATCCTCTATAATAGCAATCTTATTTTCTTCTCTGAGAATAAGTCCGTCAACACGTTCTACTTCTGCAAAGGCTACAGCACCGTCACTAGATACATCACTGGCGGCCTTAGACAGGTAACCATATATACCTGCAGATGTTATAACCATCAGAACTATAACTGCTGTGGTCAGATATGTCTTGAGTAGTATAGATGTTTCGTTCCAGTATCTGTAAAGCCAACTTGCTGTAAGTAGTTTACCTACTTCTAATGTACCAGCCATAATGGCTACACTTAGAGGCATACCACCAAAGAATATCATAAGTCCAGCAATACTGAACCATGCGGCCACACCTGCTATTGCAAGTGCTGTAAATAATGTAAGTAATCCAAATAGCATTATACCACTATTTATCGTAATTTCGTTATGCCTTTATAACTATTTGGTTATTATAGTAGTATATAAATATAAGTATGATTTCCATTGAGAACATACAACTATCTATACCTAACTTTTTAATTAATCATTCACAAGGGGTAAAATGGTCGCCTATGCCTACCTATGTAGACATGTTTTTATCTAATGATAAGAAATATATGAATTGGTTTTACGATAAGTTTAAAAATGATTTTACACCTTTGCTACCAGAAGATTTTAGATTGGGTAGTAAGCATGGTACTAAAGGAATACCTATTCAGGAATTATTATCTAATGAACCAGACGATACATATTATGCCTTAAGTCATAATGAGCTTAGTTTATTACCTAAAAAGTATGCTAAACCATTATTAGAAAAATATAAAGTAATATGTATAGACATCATGGAAGGCAGACAGTTTATTACTTCAGAAATATCAGATAAATTAAATCAATTTAGACAAGATTTTAAAGTACGAGAACTTATTGATCAGATGACAGGACCTATGTTTGGATTAGTAACATATAATAATGTTTCAAAACAATATAATAAACCAGAATTTAAATATAACCCAAAAAAATTAGCAGTTGTGCCTTGTCACAAACCCAGACCTGGCAGACTGTTTATGCTATCTGAATTACATAAACAGGAACTATTAGACAATTGTGATTGGACACTATTTCCAGACTTTAATGATAAAGTTTCAACAGAAGCTCTTATTATAGAAGGGAAAGGAGATGGCCATTTCTATCTGTCACCAAATTTAAATTATAAACAATGGCCATTACTTACAGACAACACATTTAATGACATACAAGTATTTTTAAATGACCATAAATCACAATTACCAAAGTCATTTAACAATTTAACTAACAACACATTTTCAGATAGTTGTTTTAGTGTGTCTATGGACTTTCTAGGTGCTCATATGTTTAATGTTTCTTGTGAAACAAGAGATGATGATTGTGATGATAAAGATATTTTTATTACTGAAAAAACTTGGAAAGCATTTTTATATGCTACACCTTGTTTAGTATATGGCTCACCAAATGTAGAAAAGAAACTGACAGGTTATGGGTTTAAATTTCCTAGCAAGTCTAATTATGATCACTTACAAGGTAAAGCAAGAGTTAAAGCAATGGTAGATTTTTTAAGACAAAATCATAACGTACAAGAACTTAAAGATATCGCAGAACATAATTTTAATCTTGCATGGGATAGAAAATATTTGGTAAACCTTTTTATTGAGCACATAAAGAAAAAGCAGTAGGATATACTGCTTTCATTCTAAACTTTTTGTTCTTCGTTTATCGTTCTTCGTTATCTCAGTTAGATTCCAGATTGTTGTCCAACGAATCTAAATTTCTGAGTGTCTGCTAATTCACAAGTTGCACTATTGGCATCATGCTCCTTAACAGTAACCTTTTGAACCCAACATCTGCCATTGCTCATATCCTTCACAATGTTATCTGCTTCATCAAAGGCCATTTCGGCAAACCTTTCACATCCTGTCGCTTTTACAACTCTCATGTCAACAAGACCTTTTTCTTGTAACATTAAAACTGTATCCATTTCAGGATCATCCTCGGCTACCAAATAAGTATGGTCAAACATCTGTTTTAACCATTCTTTTAGTGGCTTTAAGCCACCAAAGTCTACTGCCCAGTTGCGTTCATCTAGTTCATCACAACCAAAAGTAAACTCAAATTGTAAAGCATAGCCATGTATTAAATTACAGTGACTATCTGCTCTCCATTGTCTGAATGCACAACTGTGACCAGTTGCGTGGGTATATGTTTTACCTGAGTAAAATCTTTTTGCCATTACATTACCTCTATATATTGTTCTATTATATACTATATCAAGGTATTGTCAAGTAGAAATACTGGTTATTTTTTCTTTTTTTCCATTATTGCTGTTGCTTTATCAAAGTCTGTTTTACTTACCATGTTCTCACGCAATAACTTATCTCTGTTGACTAAATGCTTTGCCGCAATTTCTTCTTTGCTACCACCAAAATATGCAACTGCATGACCTTCTTCAACCATAATCTCAGTTACCAATCTCCAGGAATCTGTTTGTGCATGATAAACGGTAAAGTCGCCTAAAATACGACCAAACTTACCTTTCATATCTTCACCTTTCTTATTGATCTGTGTCTTAAGAATAGGTCCAGATTTATTATCTAGCATTTCTTTTAAACGTTTTTTACTTGCGTTACCAAATACTTTTTCAACCTTGTCTCTTGTTCTAGATTCTGGTGTGTCTATTCCCATAAGTCTAACACGTTCATCTTTTAGTACAATACCAAAACCTAAATCGATATCTACATCTACTGTGTCTCCGTCAACAACTTTCAAGACTTTACATCTATACTCATACATACTGTTACTCCTAATGTGTGTATTATAACAGTATATATTTATCTAATCAGTTCTATATAAAAATGTATGATTTTCAACAATAATTGTCACTGGATATACAGTACTCCAACTAGGTGTTGATATATTATGATTGTAATAATGTGTTGCACCTTTTGTAGGATCACGATACCATAAGTTTCGCTCCATTAATTTGATAGCAACTTGCATTGACGTTACCCAATCTCGCATATTGGGTTCTATAACTTTACCTCTTCTAGGTTCTGCTTTATAATATAATTGAGGGTCGTCTTTAAGTCCATCACAGTACCAGGCAAACTGGCACATGTCTCTGATAACTTTGCCCTTCCATAGTCTTGCTTCGTAAACAACACCACATACGGTGTTAGGATATTTAGGATGTTCAACTCTATTGAGTACAACATTGCCAACTGCTTGTTTGCCTTTTAAACTTTCACCACGTGCTTCATAGTAAATGTTTTGAGCCATACAGTATGTTTCGTTTAACTTATCATCAGGTACTGGACCTGTTGACATTAGCATAGTCAATAATAAAGACTTTGCCGCTATAACACTTGATTCAATCATAGGATCTCCTAAAAGTTATACCTATATTATAACATTTCTAGTGTTTATGTCAAGTGTCTATTTTGCTAAAGTGATGTTTGTAGTTGCTTCTATGAACTTGTCTGCAATAGCATCTGCTGTTTGTCCAAATGTTACAACTGTATCTTTATTTATACTAATTTTTTCTGGCATTGAGCTCATCATCCAAGGCACTAATCCTAATCCACCTTGTGGGTTTGCCGCAACTATACTTGCTTTAGAAACAACAAGGTTGTTATCTTTTTCTTCTTGGAATTGTGCTATGACTTCTTCGCCAGTCAGTAGTTTAAGTGAAATTATATCGTTTTTCTTTATAGGTTTGTCTAATAACATATGTTTTATCTCTATTTAAAGTGTATTTATAACTGTATTTAACATTAAGTGAGTTGTTTAGTAAGTGATTACTGGAACTTAAATATTATCTGAATTTGCTAATTTTGGTAAATTCAATGGAGGTTGATATGGATATTCTTAAAAGTGTTGGCGGATGGGCCAAACAACTTACAGAAGTTGGTATCAGTGTTATTGCTCTTGGAGTAGTACTTGAAGTATTATTTGGTGGAGCAGTTCCTTTCCTAGGAGATTTCCAGGTTGTTACAAACATCATGGCTATCTTGAATGGATTGAGTAACGAAGGCTTACTAGGATTAGTAGGTGTTTGGATACTGTACCATGTCTTTAACAAGAAATAACATACATATAGACTAGATTAGGGCGGTTATCCGCCCTTTTCTTTGAAAAAATACATGTTTTAGTGTACATTTAGATATTTTTGTTAAATAAAAGTGTTGGGCAGAATAGATTTCAGTCTAACAGTAATTAAACATCGCCTCCCTCTTAGGAAAGGCTAGATAGAGCAGGAGAACTGCAAAATGACTGTTCAACATTTTTGCTAGGTGGCCACCAAGCATTTTAAGGAATGTAGTATGACTGATTCCTTATGTGATTTATAATCTTATAGTCTTCAACTCTAAGATCGTTTGTAAACCATTCTCTATTAGTTTTAGAAATACTATATGTCTGATTAATATCTGGGAATTGTTTTCTGCTTCTTTTTAAGAAAGGATCTTCTGGTAGATTTACGCCTTGTTCTTTCATTATGCTACTTAATGAATTTAATTCAAATACGTTTTTAACTTTTGCTTCATGTTTTTTATATGTTGATAAATTGCCTAACCAATATGTTAAAGGAGATAATAAAAGATTAAGTGGAGTAGTTCCAAATTCATGCTCAACTTTATCTGCAGAGCCTTCTCTAAGAGCTGTTATAAAATGATTAGGAGTAGGGAAGTCTCTAAAAATATTTTTTTCTCCCTTACCTAAATCCTGATAGCCTCCTCCCTGAAATAAAATATTTACACCTTTATTAATTTGTTTACGTTTATTGTTAGTTGCTCTTTCCCAAAAGCCACTACAAAATCTTTCCAAAGGGTCGCGAATGCTAAACACACAGTATGTTTCAATATTAGTTAAAGTGATTGCGTGACTAGGTGCAACAACAAAGGGTACAGGATTTTGAGCCAACATAAAGGCATTTCTTAATGATGTTCCTCCTGTTTTTGGTATATGTAAATATATCATTATCCATTATTTACCGGAACCTCTAACCATTCACAGATATAATTAAACAATTCTACTCTATTTTGTATACCTCTACTACTATGCCAATGCACAATATGAGCATCATTAATATCTATTCCATTCCATTGATTGCCTTGTTCAATGTTAGTATCTAAATTTGGTATCATATGTCCCTGATAAGCCATTTTAGGATCTATAACGTCATCATAATTTATGTCTTGTCCCCATAACATATCGTTATAGATGTCTTGCTCATCTGACCAAATTTTTAAACTATCTATTTTTTCCATAGTATAGTCTATCCATTTTTTGTCCATTGTGGATGGATAGTATCTTACATCACAATTAAAATTATTTTGAAATTTGGTTGTATGTTTTGGATCACTATGGTTAAACATTGTGAAATTATCGTACTTACCAAAAATTTCAGTAGGCTGAATCATTGTAGTATCTAAACCAGTGAATAAAATATTACATGGTTCACTATTCCACAGATCATATATTTTTCTAAAGTTTTGTTGGAAAACTTCAAATACATGATTTACATCTTCTTCTAATAAAACATATTCCCACTCTCCTTGTAAAAAATGATTAAAAGTTGAGTAGGATAAATTTTGTAACTCCTGATACATTGGGTAAGTATCTGGTTCATGTATAGGTATCTGTTGAGTAGGGTCGTAGTCTTCTTTGGTTACTTTACAAAGAGTTTGTACAAAATAGTTCTTCATAGTATTCTGTTTTCATATTGTGATAAAAACTCGTCCGCAATCTTCTCGATCCATGCAATCTGTTCTGGTGTAATTACAGCACTTGCTCCATGAAAGAAAGTATTTGTTAATGTAAATGTTGCATTAGGGTAATTATCTTTTGCGTCTTGAGGATCCATTAAATGACTATATGCTGGTTGTAACATAATATTACCAGCAAAATAAGGTCTTGTTTGAATTTTATTATCTTCTAAATAGTCTACATATTGTGTTCTAGTAAACGGTGCATTTTTCCTTATTGTTAATGGGAAAGCAAACCAACTAGGATCTGAATGTTCCCTTGGTCTAGGTAATATAAAATATTTTTCATATTTTTCGTATATTTTAAATAGTAAACTGTAATTTCTTCTTCTTAAGGAATGAATTTCGTCTAGTTTTTTAAGTTGCTCAAGACCCATTGCACTCTGGATATCTATAGGTTTTAAATTATATCCTATTTCATCATATACAAATTTATGATCAAATGTTTGGTCAGGCATTGTAGGTATCCAATCACTAAAACGTTTTTTACATGTTCCGTTTTTTAGTTTGTTTGCTTCTGGACCTACACAATAACAACCTCTACCCCATTCCCTAAAACTTCTAGTAATTACTTCTTGCTCATTTGTATTACATGCAACAAAGCCACCTTCTCCCATAGTCATATGATGTGCAGGATAAAAACTACAACTTGCCATTTCACCAAAACTACCTAAAGGCTTTCCTCTGTATGTTGTACCCAATGCATCGCAACAATCTTCTAATAATACTAGATTATACCTTTCCACTAACTCCATAAGTTGATCCATGTTAGGCGGATTTCCTAGTACGTGAGCGAATGTTATCACTTTGATGTCAGGATCATTTTTTAATATCTCCTCACACTGATCTAAATCTAAATTAAGTGTATCTAATTCAATGTCTACAAATACAGGTTCAAATCCTACCTGTAATGTTGGATTAAGTGTTGTTGGAAAACCTGCAATAGGCATTAATACTTTAGTACCTTTAGGAAAGTTATGTCCCCTTTTACTTGTTAATGATGCCATCATTAATAAATTGGCACTACTACCTGAGTTAGTTAATACACCGTGTTTTTTGCCATAATATTTTGGAAACTTACGTTCAAATTTTAAACTTTTATCTCCCATTACTAACCATCCATCCAGTAATGTTTCTGCGGCACTCACATACTCATCACTACTAAACAAAGGACCAGCATAATTTACAAAGTCTTTGCCAGGCTCCCATGTTTTGTTTGCTTGTTTTTCATCTATATATTCTTTTATAGATTCAAGAATGTCATTTAGTTTGTTATCCATATCAATATTTATATACCATTTTATTCGTATTCTACAGGTTCTGATCTATTAGTTTTTAATTCGCAGTTATCAAATTTTCCTACAGTCTCATAAACTAATGACTCTAATGTATCATTAAATTTAAAATTAAATGTTTCTTGAAATTTTGTAGTAGTGACACCAAAGTTATAATTCTTTTTTTCTAATTTTTCGTTAGTAATAACTTCTGGAGTATCTTTGTTTATAACTTTTACTTTGGATGCCATGCCTACTACTTCAGCAATCTCTCCTGATGTACTTGTAAAACTTGCCAAGTTATATATGCCTCTGTTGTCTTCATTTGACTCTATTATTGTTTCTAAGGCATTCATTAAATCATTTATTCCTAATATGCTTCTTTTAGTATCAGCATTAAACAAATGTATCTCACCTTTTGTTTTTGCTGTATTAGTCATAGCATTTATCATTACATCAGTTCTTATATGTGGAGCCGGCCCATTTACCGTACCAAATCGCAATCCATAGAATTCAGAATCACTTAATTTTGCTAATTGGTCTACTTGTAGTTTTGCCATATCATAAAAATTTATAGGAGAAAAATCTAAATATTCTTCATCTATCTCGTCTTCAGTTGTATTTCCATATACACTACTGCTACTGGCGTAAATAAATTTTGTACCATTTAATTTCTTTAGCAGGTTGGCAAAGTTTCTAACATTGTTATTCCAACTACTAAATTTGTCTTCACACATCTTAACACTACTATGACCTGCTAACAATATAACGGTATCAAATGTTTTAATGTATCTATCAGTAACATCATTGTAATCAAAAAACTCGTATTGTAATTCTTCTGGATTACCAAACCAATTAATATCCACATTGGTAATATTATATTTGTCTTTAAAAACTTTATTAAATTTAGACCCGATGTAGCCTACGCCACCTAATAGCAATATATCCTTCATGCCACTATTTACCAGTTGCTATTGCTTGGTTATATAATTGTTGGCTTGCCAAGTTTTTGGCCTTGGCCTCACATTGTATGTCAAAGTTTTGCCAAAAGGTCAATGCCCATTCGTTTACTTGTTCATTAGGATAAAAATCAGAGTGGGCTCTTAGTTTTTGTTTTTTGCAACCTAAATCGAGTAAGGTGTTAATGTCATGCATACCTCCGTGCTGGTGGTTTGCTTGTAACAAGGATGGTTCAGGTAACCATTCATCCCTGCTATAACTATAATGTAAAGTAGGCCTAACACCACGCCAACTATCAATGACCCTTTTAACGCGGTCATCATTCGCTTGTATATATTCTTCATCTCTAATCCAGTGATGGTGTATATCTAACACCAGTGCAACATATTTTTCTAATTGTAAGGACTCATCTAATCCCCAACACATTTCGTCATTTTCAATAGCGATTGTGTTTCGAGCTTCTGGGCTCAATTTATCTAGTATATTTATGATACCTAGATATCCTTGTCTACCCGAAATATGGACATTAGTTTTAAAGTCCATAAACTCCTTACCAAAACCCATCCAACGTACCATGTTAGCATGATACTCAAACTCATCAATACTTCGTTCTACAACCTCAGGTTTGTCACTAGCAAGTACACAAAACTGTCCAGGATGAAAACTTACACGAACATCTTTTTCTCTAGCAAGTTCTCCTACTTTACTAAATCCTTTCTCAAGTTCTTTAATAACTGTTTTATCCTCAAAGACATATCTCCATGTAGGTTCAGTTGCCATGGGTATTTGGTTACTGCCTAGTCTTACCATACGCATATTTTCAGGTAGTGTACTCACATACTCCACAAGATTGTATGCACTTTGCATATTGTGTTCAACACAATCCAATAACTTTTGTTCTGCTTTGTCAGGATTATTGTTACACCACAGTCTTGTAGTAGACTTTTCAGTATACATCTGCTGTTTTTCTTTGAGTATTTTAGGTTTCTGTGTCTGATCTTCTTCCAGATACTTACAGCAGAATCCAATTCGTTTTATAGAATTATCAAACATTGTTTTTAAATATATCCATTGCTTTTTGAAAAGAGTTAGTGTCTTGTTCTTCTTCCATTATATCATGCGTACAAGCATTTAAGCTCTTTATCATATTATAATTTAATTGTAGTAAATTGTCAAACTCTAATTTAATGGGTTCTCTATCCCAATCAGTTATAGATTTACCATCATCAGACAAATAAACTTTGTGTACAGAGTATTGTACCTTGCCTTTATTAGTTGTTTTAAATATTCTGAAGTGTTCTTCCATGCTGGAAGTATAACACAGTTACAAAAATTGTCAATATAAGATAAATACTAATTGTAATTACAATCCAATCTCGGAGATAAAATGGCTACAGTAAAAAAATATAATCTAGCAGGTGTAGGTGCTAATGTGGAACTTGGTAAACAAGGATCATACATTAGTGGAAACGCCAGTGCAGTTGGCTTTTACACGTCTGGTGATGCTTTACAAAAGATAGCAGTTGCAAATGCTACAGTAAGCACACAGGCAGTAACAAAAGCCCAATTAGATGATGCTGAAGCAAACTTATTACAACACGTTACAGTAGATGTTGACTATAATTCAGGTTCTGCCAACATTGCCACAATAGCCTCAGGTTCAAGAATAGTAAGTGTCACAGTTGACATTCCTACTGCTTGGGCAAGTGGTGGAACTGGTGATTATGTAGAAGTTGGTGACTCAAGCAACTCTTCAAGATTTATTAGATCTGGTGACGTAGATGTAACTAAAGTTGCTCAATATCATTCACAATATCAATATGAATATACATCAACCGGTACACTAAGTTACAATATAGTAAATGGTGCCGCAAGTGCAGGTAACGCCACTATAAGTATCTTATTAGCAAGTGATAGTGTAAGTGTAACTGATTACGGTACAATTTCTCAATCACAAAACAGTAATAGTGATTTAGGTAACATTAGTTAATAGGAGTTTAACATGGTAGATTCAGTAAAAAACTACGGCATTGCAGGTGTTGGTGCTAATGTTCAACTTGGTAAAAGTGGTGTAACTGTTGTAGGTAGCAATAGTGACCAAATTAGTTTTACAAATACAAGTGACCAATTAGTAAACGTAAACATTGCTGACGCAACTGACGATACTCATGCCGCAAGTAAAGGTCAATTTGACACAATACTTGACCCTAAATTACAATACGTTGATACCACAGTTACTCATAACGGTGGTAATGTATCATTAGGAACTACTTCATCAAACACATGGATACATACTGTGGTTGTTGAAAAGACTGCAGGTAACTGGACTGATTTTGATTCTTCTACAGAAATTACTGTAGGTGATTCAGGTGATCTTGACAGACTATTTGCAGGATTTGATCCTTCAGGAAGTCAAGTTAAAATTGAGCCTAAGCATAATTATACTAGTGCTACAGCATTAAATATTTATGTAACACAAGGTGGTGCAAGTGCCGGAAATGCTACAGTAAGAGTTTGGTACTCAGGCGAAATAGCATAACAATGAAAATAGACAGTATTATCACAGAAAAGAAATTAAAACAAGCAAAGGCTTCTGCAAAGAAGCCTAAACTTGTAAAACCTAATCCAGGTCACGAGTCACCTCATCCTATGCAAGGCAAACTTGTTGGTGAAGCGAATCCTAATTTTAGTAAGGGTAGTCAACTAGATAAAATGGAGTTGCCTGATAAACTTTTAGCAACAGACCTACATGATTTAATGAACCAAATAGGTCCTGAAAAATTTATTGGTTTTCTTTTTAGTGCAATGACTAATCCTAAATTTAAAAATTTATCTTTAGAAAAATTTGCAGAGCAAATTAAAAATGTTTATACACAAACAAGAACACCAGGTGCATTTAAAACTCAAACAAATCAAAGTAACATAAGTTATGGTGCTAAAGGATTGGGTTTAAATAATAAAGGTGAGTTAGATTTTAAAGAAGCAACAATTGAGGAAGGTCCATATTCAGCAAGTAAATCAAGTTTAATAACCGCAGTAATTAATGAATTAGAAAAAAATGCACAAGATGAAGAAGGTATAAAACTTTTACAACGTCTAGCATCAATTATTGATAAAAAAGTAACTAAAAGAGAAAATGGTAAACTTGCTTTAGAATCAAAAATACCATTTGATCAATGTCCTAAATGTGGAGGTGGCATAGTACACGAATCACAACTCAACGAAAAGCAGGATGCCTGCTATCACAAAGTAAAATCCAGATATAAAGTATGGCCCAGTGCATACGCATCAGGAGCCTTAGTTAAGTGCCGTAAAGTAGGTGCTAAGAATTGGGGCAATTCCTCCAAGAAGAAAAAGAAAAAATCCTAATACCTCTTAAAACTGATAAATATTAGTATGAACACTTTAAGGCGTTATATTAATATTATTGAGGCGGCAGAGTCCAGTTGTCCTTTGGCTACTAAAGATATAGAACTCAATACTGAAAACAGAGATGCCACAATTAAAAGATTCAATTATGGTCCTTTAAATGTAGAGGAACCTGGAGACTATTGGATTAAAATTGCAGAATACTGGGATACCACAGAAGAAGCGGCTAAAGAAAGTAATTGTGGTAATTGTGTAGCATTTGATATATCACCCAGAATGGAAGAATGTATGCCTGGTTCAGTCAGTGATGATGAAGATGGGGGTAGATTAGGATATTGTTGGATGCATCACTTTAAGTGTCATAGTTTAAGAAGTTGTCACACTTGGGCAAAAGGTGGTCCAATAGATGAAGACGAAGTAAGTTACGAGTGGGCAGAAAGGAACCAAACAGCAGATGAAGATTAACGAGATTGTAGAAGGAACACGTTGCTGGAAAGGCTACAAGAAGAAGGGCATGAAAACCATGTTTGGAAAACGTGTGCCTAACTGTGTAAAAAATGAAGATGTTGTGGGCATGAATCCACAAGCAGTAAAGCCTTACTTCTCACCACAAGAAGCAGACCGAGCCAACTATGAATGGATAAACCAAGCACAGGTAGATCAGGAAGATGGTGTTATAATAAAAGGCACAGACGGTAATCAGTATCGCATAATGACCAGTTACGGCAATCAACACTTTGAAGATGGTGAAGTTTATTTAGATGGTGTTACTGATCCTGAATATTTAGACATAGACGGCTACCCAGATGCCGCAGAACTGTTATACTATCATAGTGCCACAGGACATTATCCTGATGACGAGGAAGAAGTAGATGAAAATTTAAGAGCCTGGTTCGGCAAAGGCAAGAAAGGTGGAGCCGGTGGTGGCGGTTGGGACAGATACAACACCAAAGGCGAACGTATTGGCAAATGCGGAGACAGTAAGAAGGGCGAAGGTAAACCCAAGTGTTTATCCAAAAGCAAAGCCGCAAGTTTAAGAGCCAAAGGCGGAAAGTCCGCTATAGGTAAAGCAGTATCAAAGAAAAGACGTAACGATCCAAATAAGAACAGAAAAGGCAAGGCCAAAAATGTCAGTAATACTGTACGCAAAAAGAAATAACTTATAAATAGATTTGCAAATAGGAGAATACTATGGATTTTATTAAAGCAAGATTAAAAGAAAGAACAAGTTTAGATGGAGCAGTCCTTATAGGTGGTGGTATAGCAATGTTACTAGTACCAACAACTTTAATTGGTTGGGGTATGATTGCCTACGGTGCTTGGACTATCTGGAAAAAAGAGGACTAATTAAATGTTTTTTGGGAAAGATACAAAACTAGACCGTGAGGCAGTATTTGAACAGCTCAAAATAGACGAAGGTGTTGTATATGAAGTATATCACGATCATCTAGGTCTTCCAACCTTTGGTGTTGGACATTTAGTTTTAGATTCAGATCCAGAATATGGAAAAGATTTGGGCTTTCCTGTTGATGAAGACAGAGTCAAAGAATGTTTTGAAAAAGATTTAGATACAGCAATATCAGAGTGTGAAGTTTTATATGAAAACTTTGGTAATTGGCCTGATGAAGTCCAACAAATATTAGTAAACATGATGTTCAATATGGGTAGAACTAGATTGAGCGGATTTAAAAACTTTAAGAAAGCCTTAGAGGCAGAAGATTGGAAACAAGCAGGTATTGAGGGCCGAGATAGTAAATGGTACAGACAAGTAACAAATCGAGCAGAAAGACTGATGTCGAGACTCGAGACCGTCAAATAGAATACTCTCTTAAAGTTTTACAACATCCTATCTATAAAGCAAAATTTTGGTGTAGTGAACGAAAAGATTTTTTTAATTATATGGACTGGTTATATAAGTAAAAACATGTTTTTAACTAAATAATACATTATTTAGGAGAACGTGATGCCAATAAAATTTAAACCCTCACATAAATCTTTTGTTAAAGGGCAAGGCAATAAAGTAGAACATTTTTATATTAAAAATACCTCAAAAGAAGAGCTAGTAGAATATATTAATAATGGGCAAAAGCCAAAAGTAAAACAGAAGTGCAGAAACGAACTAGACAGAAGAGGAATCAAACTAGTTTGGAAACCAGTTGGACAAGATTAGTAATTAATTAGACTATAAATAGTCATATGACTAGTTCTTATAGGTACTTTCCAAATCTTATCACTCACTCAGAGTGCGATAATATATTAAACAATTTACCACAACCTGATTATACTCAGGCACCTGCTATAGATAGAACTATAGAAAAAGTACCATTAAACACATGGTATAAAATGGAAAAAGTTCCTATCAGAATAGAATTAGAGGCTTCTGATTTTATAAAATCCA